GCCAGCCTGTATATGACTTTGCATTTAGAGATAGATTTGCTTGGGCTACAACAGGAGTAGCGGGCGAAGGCGGAGTTGTTCGTATTGATTTAGGTAACGATTTAGGTGGCCTTCGTTTTGCTTATGCCAATGACTTATGGTTAGACAATGGAGTCACTGGTTATGTTACAACTTCCTGCGCTTTTGCTGGAGAAACAGATAGACTTGTATTTGTCACCACTGCTGTTAATCGTGGCACAATTACTAACAAAGCATTGACTTCTAACGTAGCCACACTTACCACAGGTGCAGCACACGGCTTAGAAGTCAGCGATAGTATCTGGGTGGAAGGCGTAGACTCTACATTCAATGGTCAATACACTGTCACTGCTGCTACCACTACTACATTTAGTTACACTAAAGCAGCCACAAACGTAGCCTCAACAGCAGTCTCATCAGCCACAGCCCTAGTCAATGAGACTGGAACTATCAATATAGAATCATCTGGGGCTAAAATGCCTGATGGCTACATACAGACAGGTTACATCAGGTACAACACATTAGAGCCTAAGAACTTTAAGCGCCTATTAGGGCGCGGTGAATTTGACTTTGGCTCTATGACTTTAGAAACCGTAGATGCATCAGGCACTGAATATGATATAATTAGTTATGACTCATCGGTTCCACCAGTAGAAGTAACTACTAGCCAGCCAGCAGGTGCACAAGAATATATAGCCTATAAGTTTATTTTATCTAGAGATACTACTGATAATACTAAGGGCCCTATCTTCAAGGGCTATCAGGCAAAGGCTACTATTGCTACACCTAGACAGCGAGTAATTAAGTTTCCTGTTTTCTGTTATGACGTAGAGACAGATAAATACAATGTAATGATTGGCTATGAAGGTCGTGCTAATGACCGTATAGGACAGTTAGAATCCATTGAAGAAAATGGAGACATTGTAACTTGGCAGGATTTACAGACTGGCGAGAACCGTCAGGTTGTAATAGAACAAATCACCTTCACTCGGATGACTCCACCAGATAGAGGATTTTCTGGCTACGGAGGAACCCTTGACATACTTATAAGGACTGTGTAATGACACCTACTGAATGGGCTGGGCTAGCCGTAGCCATATTAACTTTAGTTGCTGGATTTGCTGGCGCTGTGCGCTGGTTAGTTAAGCATTACCTATATGAACTGCGCCCTAACGGGGGCTCTAGCCTTAAGGATAAGGTTGATTTATTAGAGACCAAAGTAGAGTTGTTAACTGACCTAGTAAAGGAAGCGCTAAGACGATGACTATATACAGACCACAAGACAATCCGATAGAACCAATAGTGCCTATCCTTCCTGATTGGGAAGACGATGAAGAAGACATCTGATGAAACCTGTAGCCAAAGTAGCGTCACCTGCTGCTATTGCTGTGCTCCGTCAAGCGACAGCGCTGTTTCCGAAGCGCAAGAAACTGTCAGACGGGTTGTTGCCTTCGTTAGCGCATCAGAAAGCCAGCCCGAATTCGGACCACAATACTGGGCTAGCAGTAGATTTGACCCACGACCCTGAGAGCGGTATTGATTGTGCTGTCATTTTTGAGAAACTTAAAGAAGATGAACGAGTGGATTACCTCATATACAATAAAAAAATTTGGTCAAGAGCCAGACGCAAAGAAGGCAATAGGAAGTATGCAGGTAGTAATCCTCACGTTAAGCATCTACATATTTCTATTAATGATACTCACCGCAGTGACACTAGTCCCTGGTTCTGGTGGCTAAATCAACCTAAAGTTGTGAATCAAGTTATGGCTAAACTACAGCCACAGCCTAAGAAGAAGGTTGCAGAAGGTACCACTGTGGTACCAGTATGTACCTGCTGTAAGGTTCACAATACAAAACGAAAGGCAATCTAATGGAACAACTAAAGCAACTATCGCTGACTTGGTTCCGTGCCGCAGCAGCCGCTGCCATCGCACTCTACCTAGCAGGAGAAACTAACCTCAAGGTTCTAGGAACAGCAGCACTTGCTGGTCTCCTTGGACCAGTATTGAAGTGGTTAGACCCATCTGCCCCTGAGTTTGGCAGAGGTGCTAAGTAGCCCTTTAAACGCCCTATAAGGCGATTACAGACACAAATAGACCCCCTACCTTAATTGGATAGGGGGTCTATTTTGCTTTCTCCCAGTCTTCCCCTAACTGGAGAGAAGTTCTACGGGGACTCGCCACCCTCCGATAGATTCATCTCTGTATTCTGCTGTCATATAGTCAGAGCCTTTGAACTTGCCGTATATCTCCACCTTAGAATAGTACTCTACATCTAGCACCTTAGTGCCAAAGATAGTTCTGTCCTTGTCTTTGTCCCAGAAAGGTATGGCTGTCTGTGTTCTGATAGTTCTAACTTCAAAGTCACCGACATCTGATATGTTCTTGCGCCGTTTATGTAGGCTGTTTGGATACCACGGCACAGACCAAGTCAGGTCAAACTCTTTGGCTACTGCCCACTCAGATACATTGGCTCTGATATTAGCATTTAATTCTGGCTCTAACTTACCTAACCGTTTGCCTTCTGCGTAGTTAGGTTTATCCATTGAGCCGAACTTAGTTAGCCAGCGTTCTACTGCTAGTAGTGTGCAGACTCTGACTTCTTCTTGGCTGAGTTCTACTATCATTCGTCATCCGAATCAAACCCATAATGTTTCTTAAATAATCTATTAAACTCTACAGATATCCAAGCAGGACCTATATCTAAGTCAAACCCGTATCTAGTTATAGTAAATCCAAGTGCAAACCTGACTGAATATCCCATATGTAATGAAGTATTTTTTGTTAAATCACGTCCATAATATGGCATTGTTATCCTCCTGTTACATAGAAGCCTGTGCCTTTGAAGTGCACTGGCGTTGATGTCCATAGTCTAACCATCATCTCTCCACAAAAATGACAGGCTGGGGGTATGTTGTCTGTTTGTTCTATCAATGCACCACAAGCCTTGCATTGAAAATCATAAAGTGGCAATGCCGTCATCCTCTCCTGATGGGGTCGGCAGAGTTACCATACTGCCACAACTAGCGCACTCCCCGTCTGTAAAATAAAAGGCTATCTCCCCATCTACAAATCCACCTAACATAATAAAGACATCACATCCACAGACGCATACCTCTGTCGGCTCACCACGTAGGTCCATAGCCTTGCTATAGTCCTTGATATGAAGCAGGTCTCTAATGTGTTTCGGTTGGCTCATCTTCATCTTCCTCTACAACTGGAGAGTCATTGTCTGTAAATGGACGCCATCCGCCTAGGTTTCTGATTAGTGAATTGATAGCACGCTGTACTTTCATACGAGCACCATCTGGTGTTGTCTTTAAATCCTTGGCTATCAAAGCCCACTCGTTGTTTTCTGTGCTGAATTTGATTCTGAGTATGTTTTGTTTAGCCTCTGATAATCTATAGAAGGCTGTTGCTATGTCTGACCGCAACACTAGCCAGTTCTTGCCATCGTTATTGGCTTCTGATTTATTAAACTTAAAGTTCAAATCTTTTATCTTGCTTGGCATCTCATATGTTTCAGAGATAATACTAGGTAGGAATGCTTCTATAACTGTAGCATCGTAGTAATATAAATCTAATACTTCGTAGCCAATTGTTTTTGCTTTTTCTTTCTCACAGTATGTAATTGCTGCGTTGCGTAGGGATTTGGCTATCAACTTGTCTCTGTCTTTTTGTTCTAACTTAGACCACTCAGCATACTTTCTGGTATGGGTCAGGAACCAAAGCCATAACACCTGTTGTATATCCAACACCTCAAGCATTGGATACCTGCGGTGATACTCTACTGCTAATGACGCTACTAAAGCGTCATACTCAGTTATGTACTCCTGTGCCATTCAAGCCTTCCCAAAAACCTCTTTGTACCATTAGTCCTATTATTGCATAGTTTGCTAGGTCAAGCAGGGTATCTTCGATAGGTTCATAGTTCGGCGTGTTGCCTTTGTGGTTGTAGTGCAGGTTCTCTAGCCGTGTCATCTTGTCGTGCATCCTGACTATCAATCCATTCATTGCTCCACCTGGAGCATTGGCTATGTTGTATGGGCCGTAGTCCTGATGCTTCCTAATCATTATGATTCTTAGTTGACTTAGGATTTCTTCTAGATGTTCAGTGTCCTTCATCTAATATTCCTTTCAGCCTGTGGTCTAAATCCTGCATTGCTTCTATGACCATCACTTCCTCTATTACTTCCTTGCCCTGCCCCTCTGCTGAACCTACTAGAACTGTGGCTAGTAGACTGAGTAAAGTCTTGGCTGTTTCTGGGTCTTTGATGAGGGTGTCGTAAACATCTAGTAATGCTGTGCAGATATCTATTGCTTTGCTATCTGATAAAGGTAGCCCCATAATCCTAGGGTTATCTCTAATGTAATCCCATACATCTGGTTCGTTATCGTATGAAGCACTTTCTGATTCTTTCATCTAGCCACTCCGTTCCTTCTTGTAAAACAATACTATTTACATCGTGTCCTTCTGGCATCTGAACAATATTTACATTGCCCAATTCTCGGCTAATCTTTTTGCCGAACTCTAACCCTGGGCTATCGCCATCTGCTAGTACGATAACTGTATCAAAGTCGTCAAGTATTTTTGTGTAATAGGGCTTCCAATTATTAGCACCTGGAATACCTACTGTTGGGTGTCCTGTTTTAGTCACTAGTGTTATACAGTCTATCTCACCTTCGGTGACACAGATATATCCGTTGGCTGTTAGAACTGTCTGAGCATTGAACATAGTTGTCTTTGCTCCTGGTAGTCCTATGTACTTAGGGTCTTCGCCTCTGATACTGCGGAAGCGTAGGTCAACCACCCCTGATGGGGTGATGTATGGAATTACTAGTTTACCCCTGTAGCCTTCGTGTCCTGGAGATGGATTGTCCACTACTCCTAGATGAAACATCTTTGCTTCTTCTACCGATAGACCCCGTGTTGCTAGATAGTCTGCTGCTTGGTTTATATGTTTGGCGTATTCTGTCGCTGCCTGTAGGAGAAATTGCCTCTGCGAATTTGACAGCCTCACGATAGTTACCTCCTTCTTTGTGCATAATTAAATCGTAAACATCTCCACCGACACCGCATCCGTGGCATTTGAATCTACCTTCATCAAAGTTAACTCCAGCAGATGCGTGTTTATCTGGGTGGAATGGGCATTTTATCTTGCGCCAGCCGTGCCCGCCTGACGGCACGGCGGCGCCTACATACTCTAGGTATGCAGCAATACTATGTTTCTCCATCTGTTTTCTTCAGCAGTTCTAGCCATACCTGTGCTGGCATACTGGCATACCACTCGCTGACATCTCCTTTGCCTTTACGTTTGTGTATTACTACACCTGTCCAAGCATTATCATTTTTCATTTCTACTTCTAGTTCTGCTAGCCATCCTGCTAAGTCCATCTTGGCGTGGTTCTTTATCTCAATGGTTACACCTGGCACACCGCTTATATCGCCTTTGTCTAAGGTTGCTCCTGCGAGTCTGCGGTCTGCATACTTGTAACCATTGGCTTTAAGCCAAGCAACTACATCTCGTTCTGCTTGACTACCTTTACGCTTAGATGCACTACTCAAACGAGTGCTTCTTTAACTATTGTAATTACTATTTCTTGAAGAGCATTATATAACTCATCGTTATTATACAACTCATCAACTACTATGTTCCATTCACCATCTGTTAGTGCTCTACCTATTGATACTTCTACATCTTCTTTGCTGAATGAACAATCCCATATCTTAATTTCCATTACATTGTCTCCTGTGCATATTTGATTTGTACATCTTCTAGATACATACTGTCAGGGTTGAAGGCTAGGCTGACATAGTTGTTACCTGTCTGGTCTGCTCGCCCGTATCTGTTCTTAACTGGGGCTACGCATAGATAGGTATCATCACCTTGTTTCATCTGACCGATAGTTAATACCATTGCTGGTATCTGATTGACTAACCCTTGTATTGCTGAACGGGGTTGGCACGGATAGCCATCAAAGCCTTCCTTGGTATGGTGCAGAACAAGCACGGCGGAATTGGTATCTCTTGCAAGATACTTTAACTCCTTCATTGCTGCACGCATACCCTGGAATTCTTCGTGTCCATCCATTGCAATATCCATTAGGTTATCTACAACTATAAGCGTAGGACTTCTACCCCAAACTGTTTCAAATGCACTGACCTCATCATCTAAATCTTTTAGAGTGGGAGTGGATTCAAAAGACCAGAACAAATGATTGTTAAGGGTAAGAACTTCTTCTGCCTGTTGTGGTTCACGCTTTAGCATCTGCTCTGCTGCTGTCTGTGTAATGCGACTAGACATAGCAAGTAATCTCATAGCCATAGTGTGAGCGTTAGTATCTGCGCTGAAGTACAGCGTAGGTACCTTTGCTCTGGCTGCAATAGCCAGTGCAATAGATGATTTACCTGCACCTGGAGTGCCAGCAATCATTGTAATTTCTGCACGGCGCAGGATAATTCCTGCCCGTTCAAATGCAGCAAAGGCAGGTGGTAATGGTTCTCCGCCTACCTCTGCTTTATTGATACTGCGTTTAAGCGTTCTCATTACTTGACTTGTTCAGCAACAAATGTATTCCATTCTGGTGAGCCTGCTTTGACATATACATTTTTGCACTTGTCAATTGCACCCTTCGGTGCTGGGCAGAAGTAACCACGATAAGTGGAACCATCTTTACCTGTCCCTTGAATTGCTGTCATCTTTCCGTGTGGACAATTACGTCCATTAATTGATGGTGCTGAACCCCAACCACCGTTAGCAACTGGTGCTGCTACTGGCTGGCTGTCAATGATAGAAGCGCCGAGAGTTGCTGCTACCTGTGCTGGTGCCATTACTGCTGGTGCTGTTGCTTTGATGGCTGATTCAAGTTCTGTTACTGCTGACTTGATAGCATCTAATGCTGTTGCTACCAACTGGTCTAGTTCATCTCCGTGTTCTGCACGGACTGTTACTAATGAGCCTGCTGATGTTTTTACTGTGATACTGATAGGTGCTTCAGTGCTAGCCACTGATATCTCCTTCTTCAAATGGAGTAACGAGACCCTTTTTGTCTCGCCACTGTCTTACTTTCATTGCGAATTGTACTCCTTTCCAGCCCTCTTTAATGTCTATCCAAACTAATTTGCATAGACCAGTTCCTGCTGGAAGATGGATGATAACTGCTTTCTCTTTATTGATATCACCCCAACTACCACGGCGACCCGTAGCAACGTCATACGGGGAGCCGTTGGCGTAAATTGCTAACTGAATAGCAATGTTATTGGGATGGTCAATGCGACCAGTCTTTATATCTGCAATGAACTTCTCACCTTTATATTCAATTATCCTGTCGGGAGTACCAGCAATCTTGTACTTATCCAACACGCAGAACTGTTCTATAAAGAATTTCTTGAGATGTCCTGTTGTTAATTCATAGGCTCGGATGTCCCCTGCCCATTCGTCTGGTATTGGGCCAGGTGACTGTCCCAAATCTAGTTTCTCTGCTATTGCGTGTAGTGCTGTGCCGATACTGGCTGCACGGCTAGCGCCTGCTACTTCCATAGCATCTTCTATCAACTTGTTAATAGCCATCTTGTCATCGCCTGCTGCGCTGATGGCTAGTAGTAAATCACTACGTACTGTTAAACCTATTGCAGCCATACGCATTTTCCAGGCTGTCAGTGCTGAGGCATCATCTAAACTGTTGGCAATTGTAGTTGCTCTTGTATAAGCAACTGGCTTGCCTCCTGCTTTAGGAATTATTAATGGTCGTCCGTACCTATCACGTTCTATTTCTATTTTCATATGTCCTTTGTCTCCTTGTAAAAGAGACGGGCTGGAAAAGGAGACTAATCAAACTCCAGCCCATCTCAGTAGGCAGAGTGTATCAGATAGAACGGGTATCTGATTGCTCTGATATGGGATGGCATTGGCAAGCACACTGTCTCCTTAATGCACGGATACCGATGACCACGATACCCCCGCATTCTTTGTGCCTACCTGCCATACATTTACCAGATGGCAGTGCCTCAACATAAGTGTGGTCTGCTATCTTGGGCATTACTTAATCTCTGGAAATGCTTTTGATTTCAACTGACCAATCATCACCTAGTTCGCCTTCATCATCGTATTCAAGGCGAACATTATTGTATGCTAAGTCGCTGGCTTCATCTTCATTATCTGCAACAATGCCAGAGATACTGAAAGTAATCTTGCCTTCTACGCAGTAACTACTCTTTAATATATCTGCATCAATTTCTTTGAGCAAAGTATTGACATCATCCACGGTACAGACAATATCATTTTGTTCACTTGGGTCATCATAGCGTTCTTCAAAGAAGTCGTGCACTGTACTACGTATGAAGTTAACCTTAGTTAGATTAACAGTATGTTTTTCTCTTGCCCATTTCTCTGAAATGATAAGGTCCTTAATCATTTCATCTGTGTATTTAACTGTAGTTCCGTCTGGTTCTTGGTGTATGTATTCCATCGTTAGTCTCCTATGCTAGTGCTAGTTCTTGCGCTCTTATCTTTAGGCTATCACTGCCACCTGACATCGTTCTAACGCCTAGTGACTTTGACTTACCTGGTTTGCCGTGGTCGGCATACTCAACGACTGCCTGCCATAGACCGAAGGCAGTCTCTCGGATGTTCTCCTGAGTAGGACTGTTCTCGTATATGTCTAGGCTTCTGGCTCTGTGGTTGAGAGCATTGGTGCGTTGCATCTTCTCACCTGCAGATAGTAAATCTAGAGGTGTATCTTCTACCTTGCTAGG